ACAAACCCCGAACTCTGTTGTTGATCTTCACCTAGATCTCTGATACGCAAACTTTCAAGATCAAACTCTAGGTCGACTTTCTGTCCAACGCCCGACGAACTACGAGTTTTCATCAACTGTATTTGATAGCGTCCACGCTCACGCATGGCTCTACTGGTAAAGATACCGAACACATTGTCCGCTGTGTTGATCTTTGAAATACCGCCCGAAATATGTGAATGATCAAATTCAATCTCTTCCACTGCCGCACGATTCAACTGTGATGCTGTAACAAACAACACATTGAGCTCTTTGGCCAAGTTACGCAGTTCTTCACTGACATACTTGTCTTTCACAAACAAGTCATTGGGGCTGACTTTGGCGCTGACAGGCATGATCAAGTCCAAGTAATCCACACACAAGAAATCCACACGCTTGCCTGTTTTGACTTGTAGTTCTTTCAAGTATGCTCGTATGTCATTCACTGTTGATTGTGCTGGCATGTACTTGATCTGTAGAGCGCCGGACTTCTTCTGCATCATCTTGACTTTCATTTCCACTGTGTCAATGTCTTTGAAGATTTCTTTGGCTGATGTATTGGTCATCATGGAGTCAATACGCATGGAACACAAGCCTTCAGAAAGTTCTAGTGTGATGTAGCAACCATTGAGTCCTGCTTGTGCCCAGTTCACTGCCAAGTTCTGCATGAACAAACTCTTGCCCGATCCTGACCCTCCAGCAAAGATCTGTAGTTCTCCGCGATTGAATCCACCGTATAACAATCTGTCTAGAGCTGGCCAACCTGTGCTGTTCTGTCCGTTGTTGTTTTTCAGTGCCATGAGGCGAGCTCTAGGATCATCAAAGTAATCTGTGCCCAGGTCCTTGGTCAGACTAATCTGCACAGCATCTTTAATCAACTTTTCCACAGGATCAAAGTTGCCTTTTTCCAACAAATCTGCTGACTTCAAGATAGCACGTTCTAACTCCTGCCGGCGTGTGAATCCTTCAAACTCTTCCATGAACCAGTCAAGATGACCGTCGTTAAGGTCTGGAATCTCTTCTAGGGTTACACTGGTCACTGCTCGGACTTGTTTGCGGTCGGGCAGTGTTTTGTGTTTGTCTGCGTGTTCTTTGATAAACTTGGCCGCTGAACGCAGGCTACGATCAAAGTTTTCATCGTTGTAAATGTTTTGCACTCGCACAAAGCTCTGTGCGTCTTGCAACATAATCTCTAAAAACAGTCGTTGTACTTCTACTGAATAATCTTTCATTGGTGCTCTCTTGGTGTATCTATGCAGTTAACAATCATATCGGCAATTTTTTTATGAGTAGCTGGTCCTGGATGTGTGTCCAATGGTGCATTGTCAATCTGCATGTTGGCAACACTGTTCCAAGGGTTAGCCCATTGCTCCCAGTCAATTAGCTCAAAGTTATTGATCAACTGGTCAGCAAACTCATCGCATTGGTTTTGTCGAAGATCTGACAACAACCTGTTGAAGTGTTTAGTTCGTGGTAGATTTCTATCGGCCATATCAGGTGTTATGTCTACTTTTCCATTGATAAAGATTAGTTTTTTATTTTTTGTTGTTGCTGTATCTTGTAGTATACGACAAAAATCAATAAGTTGCATTATATTTCCGTAGTCATGATTTCTTTTTTGGAACTCTGCAACAAACTTGGTATCTTCGCCACTTTCCATTGGAGTTCCAATAAACAAACCTGAATCGGGAGATGGATATAACCAATGTCGATGTATAGCACTCCACTGGATCACGTATAAGTTGCACTGGTTGTCTACTAGAGCTTTGGCTGCCTGTAAAAATATTTTTAAGTTGCTTGATCCACCTTCGGCATTGTTGAACACTGGCTGATCCAACTCTGATGATAAGATATTTGGGTATATCAAGGGACTATCTTTGCCTTGCTCAAACCCAGCTCCTGCGGTTATACTGCATCCTCCTATGTATATCATGTTAGTTTAACCATCCCAACTTGGTGACCATCGGCCCGATTGATTCGTTATACCAGGTATGGTTGCCCACAGCACCCTGATGCCCCATCCACCCCCACTCGTCAAAATCTACAGGTTTATTTTTTTCAAAGTTTACACTATAGTAAGTTTTTTCAAACAAATTAAAGTTATCTTTTTCCAGTGCTAGTTTTTGTAGAGTTGTCAGTACAGGCCATTGCGTAAGAGTCTGCAAAGGAACACTTGAGTTGATCCATATAATGTTTTCAACCCAGTGCTTTAAAAAACTATCCAAGGTCAGTATCTGTCGAAGGACTTGTGCTTCAATCCAACTGGGATTCCAAAGATCAATAAACTTTTTATCCATCTGATGCACTCCGTATTGCATGAGACCTGTATGACTGAGCACATCAACTTGATCTTGTTCCCTAAGTTGTGCATCGTATAGTGTGGCCTTGTACTCTCTGTTTTCATTGGGATTGAACATAGTCAATCGTTGCAGTGGCGGTATGGCCACTGCAACATAATCATCCTGTTTAAAATCTTTACAAAGGTTTATCATGACATGTCCAATGCTGTCAATGTTATTTCCTCCCCAGCTGTAGTTGTCAACAGCTGAGATTTTACTGCCAAGGGCAGAGGCTAGCAAGCCCCACCACGAGTCTTTGGGATCAACACAAAAGTTTGGTGTGCTATAACTATCGCCAAATACATAAAGTTTAGACATTGAGTTTCCTTAATAACTGTTTACGAGCCATTTCTATTTTGATCTTGCTAATATTTCTGGCCTCAAAAATACTTAACATTGTCGCAGCCTTGCCATATTGTATCACAGCGTCATTGACGTCTTTGATGTCTACAGGCCAGTTTGGTATACTCACGGCCCATCCTAGCTCTACTGCACGATCTACCAACTTCATTCCTGCTTCATCCTGATCAGGAATCACTGTGATTTGTTTGCCCAAAGATTTTATCAATCGAACTTGTGCATCATTGATTTCAGCATGTAATACCGCAAGTCCACCAATGCTGAGTGCATCAAACACACCTTCCATGACCAGTACATGTTGCCAGTTTGCGTGTTGCAAATCTATACCAAACACATAGCCATGTTGTATATCTTGTATGTATTTGGGCGTTCGGTCATCTAAGAATCTTGTGGTGTGTCCTACCACACGATTGTCATAGGTAAAAGGAATAACGATGCCTGGACGTGGCATTGTTTTGTATAAAAATGGATAGTCCAGCGGCACACATCTATTGTGAAGATACTCCTCGGCTTCACTGCCAACAGCAAGTTCTTGAGTGGTACCTGGCAAATCTCGATCTTCAAACTCTATACCTTGCAGTGCATTGGCAGTGCGCTGACGATCATCAATGATACCCTGGATGTTTTTGTGCTTGAGGCTTTCAAGATTGATGTATTCTATTTCTGTCTGAGGAACATTGACCCATTGCAACAAACGACGTGCTTTGAAACTCAGTGTACGACCTAAGGTAAAGCTGGCTGTGAACCCACAGTTGAAACAATGGTAGCTCCAATCCTGACCATTGACTTTGATACCGCCACGCTGGCGTCGATCTGCTGATTCGCCATTGTGAACGCAACAAGGTGCGTTGAAGCTTATCCAGCCCGAACTGGTGCTTTTGCGTTTGGCTGGTAGGTAAGAAAGTACATCTATCACTCTAACAGTTTAGCATACTTTATGTGTTCGATCAAGTGATCTGCTATGATTTGATGGCCTTTTTCATTGGGATGTCCACCGGACGCAAAAGTTTCAACTCCTAACTCTTGTTTTTTATTGAATAGAATCTCTCGCCAACTCAGACCTGGGTAGATTAGGCTAGGAACTGTGGCTCCGTAACGATTGGGCAGGACCGAAAACTGTACCACAGGAATGCCGTAACGGCTGGTGGCCTGATCAAAAAGATTGATAGTTTGCTGAAAGTTGTATTCTGTCCAGTCCACATGATAGCTCATACCCAGCCAAAGTTTTTGTAGTTTGAACCAGTTGTCGTCAATGTCTGGGTTGGGTTGTGTGAGCCAGGTCCCATGCATGTGTCTGTTCCATTGTGGATCTTTGCGGCTGATTTCGTGCAAAGGATTGAACCAACTCTGACGTGTGGCATCTGTGTGTCCGACCAAAAATATCACATCATCTGTGCTTTGTCCATTGCGCAGGTACCACATAAAGTTCCATCGCATGCTTTCCAGACTGCCGCCCGGAAAGGCCATGTTGTCCAGTTCCAGCCCAAAGTGGTCAGCCACGCGACCAGCATAACAGTGTTTTAATCTGTAGGGGCGATTTTCATCGTAGTGATCTCTAAACTGATCTTCGGACAGATTTCTAAATTCAGGTGCGACCAACTCGTCGCCATAGCTCCAGCTGTCGCCAAACACCACTAGTTTTCGTATCTTCATCTAAATGCTATTGAAGTAATAAATCCGTTGTTGACCGCGGCATTGGGACTATTGACATAACCTTCACCACCGGTGACTACCACAGCACCTGAGATTGTTCCTGAAGATGCAGTTGCATAAGCAGTGGCACCTGTGCCTTCACCTACTATGTCTATATTGGGAAAGGGTGTGGAGATCCACTGACTGCCTTGATTGTTTAGAGCAATGTTGGTCACTGCACCACCACTCACAACCACATTGCCAGCTACCTTGGCTTTGTAACCGTATTGGTTGATTTCAAAACGAACATAGTTGTGATATCCTTCAATATTCCAGTGGTCTCGTTCTAGTTGATTGATGTATTGGCGCTGACTGCCTATGTCATACCATGGACCCAGCTGTGTGTTTGATCCTTGTGGTTTTACGTTGCCTGAAAAGTTGTCAAAGGTCATTTGGAACGTGACCAAGGGACGGCCTTGCACATACACAAATGATGTGTGATTACGATTGGGATCGTCCAGGCTGATTTCTGGATTGGTGGGCACTGTCATTATTTCGCTGGGCACAAAGCTAGGATACACTGAATCTAGTACGTCTGCTTTGCCACGACCACCACTGTAGGCGTCTGTAAACACAGGTTCGTACAGTGTGCTGGTCACTGTGTTGCGCTCCAGACTCCAGCCCACAGGCTGTGCGTCAATGGTGTCAAGTTCTGTTGATAGCAGTGTTACTTTGGCTCGTCCATAGGTGGCATTCAGGATCTCCAAGTCTTTGCTCAACAGCAGGATGTCGCCATTGGTGCTGATCAGTCTAAATGTGATGGTACTACCTGTGATGTTCACAGGCTTTTCGTCTTGATTGACGAACTGGAATAATATGACGTTGTCTACGCCACGATGTATTTTTAGATTTTTTGTGTACACAGGTTGCCACCTCCGGTCAAAGTAAGCACCACTGGTATCAATCAATAATACCTGTTGTTTTTGCTGATATAAATAGGCAGTGGTAGAATACATTATAATAATTTCCTAAAGATATTTATGGGCACAGAAATCTTCGCCAAAATAGCAGAACGCTATCCTTTTATAACATTCTGCACCTATGCAGGCAATGAATACATCGGTGTGATACAGAATCGCGATGATGCTGTTACAACCATCTATGACTTTGGGAACATACCCAATCCTGAGCTTAAAAAACTGTTTTTAGAGCTGGCCAATCAATGGTGGTGGGAAAGCAATCGTAGCATACCCATAAACATATTCTTGAAAAATGATTGGGAAATGTTCCGCCCATTTCTAAAGACTTTTGTCAACAAGGATCTGGAAATCCTACACGGGCCTTGCACCAGCTTGATAGACATTGCCCGCAAAAAAAGCAAACGTAAATCAATCACCCTAGTCCGCAGAATGGACTAGATTCATGTGCAAGGCTACCAACTGTGCGTAGC